ATGGAGTCGAAGCCATTATCCCAGCATACCGCGGGACCGCGGTAATTGGACGCAACAGGTGCAGGAAATGTGGATTGCTGATAACCAGGGAAAGTGGAGGACAGGGTAACGTCATCTAGGACAGGATAAAATTCAAAGTCAGCCTCGCGACTCATAGCAACAGCGTACGATCCCTGACGAACAGGGACGACGTTGGCTTCAGAGCTGAGAGGTGACTTGAAAAGAGCTTGGTTGCCCGAGATGTGATAGTTAACCGACCCTCCAGCAGCTTGATTGGCGATCTCACGCATCAAGGGAGTTTTGAAGGTAGAGATCGAGCCAAACTGGTTAAAGGCGTTATTGAGGACGACTAGTTCCGCGCAGTGTGATAGCATTCGGCCGGCCACAACCTCACCAGTGTTGTTCATCTGGAGGTTGGGCTGACCGTTATCTACTACACCGGGGAACAAGGTGCCGGCATCAGGAAAGAGGCCGCCACCAGTAGCGCCTGCTGCCCACTGAACTGGCACGGCTGGGTCGATGGGTGCGGGTTGAGACGCACCCCACCAAGCCACACCAGCAGTTGGGGTCACCACGATCCAGGTCACTTCTCCAGCGACGGCTTCAACCGTCTGATATACAAAGTCCTTCTTAGTAAAAGTAGGACCAGAGTATTCATCCGGGATGCCTTCAAGCGGGAGGTTCTCAAAATCGGGAGCGCTAGTAGCAGTCTTCAGAAACGCAGCAGCGTCATCTGAAATGAGTGGTTGTTGTGGATTCATCAATATTCGATGTTTTCCGATCTTCGGAAATTCAACGGAGGCCCACCACAAGCCTCCGAAGAACCCGGACGACGCCGTTAGGCGTCGGATTTTGGAGCCGAAGCTCCGCGTGGTCCACGTTTCTTGCGCCTACCACGTTTACCCCGATGTGCTCCCTTGCCCGACTTAGCACGCGCTGGCGTATCGGGTTTAGGAGTTGACACTACGGCATCGGGCTTCATCACTCCAGCTTCCTCGGCTCCATCCTTGACATTCAAAGATGGAGCACGCGATGATTCTGCGTTTGATTTGGAAGCTGGAGGATCTGCACCGACACTGGGCTTGGCCTTGGATCTGGTTCTCGGCTCAGCCTTGCTAGTGGTTGGGGCTAGAGTGCGTTTATCAAGGGGCACATGTGGCTCCTTGGACTCTTGTGGTGGCGGATTCTCCTTGTCAGTAACGGGTGTACCATCCATTAACTTGACACAATGGTGAAATTCTTTCTCCTCCTCTGGCTCATCCTTTCTTTCCAAGGATGGGGACTCTTCGACGGCGCTTTCAGAGCGCAATATATCACCGTTAACGACAACATCAGCTTTCGCTGGAGCGTTTGGGTGGTGTGGGGAAAATGTCGGGCCATTGAGAAAGTCCTCACAGCTGATTTCTTCCGTCTCGAAGCTTTGGATCCATTCATTAAAGGTCTCCATGCTGAGCTCTGGAAGAGCCGTGTGGACGTATTCGAGCATCCAATCCGCATAGTCATTCGGGAACTGGTCGGTTGCGTCAAAACTGACGGCCCACCAGCTAGCATCCCTACAAGGAAGGAT